CACAGAAGGGAATTGCTACGGCTTCGCAAGATTCGGTAGACGAGAACAACGGTCGGTTGGCTGTTATGCAAGGGCATACATACTCCATCAACGAAAATGCCAACCGTATGGCTAATGGCATTGACAGCCTTTTGAACTATGCCTCTTCCGGTATTTCATTAACTACGGATATAGAAAGAACGGCTAAAGCAATTGAAAGCCAAAGCAGGGATGCTCTTAACCACTTGGCAAACATTGATAACTATACGTCTAATCTTGTAGAAATGAGGGAATACATGTATGCCGTGAAAAACGGTATTGACACATTAAACACTAAAGGGTTAACACTTAAACGATGAAAGGACAACTTTATATAGACAATAAGAACATCTTTACTGAATTGGGTGTCGCCACTATGCAGGGTAATTACGGTGAATTGGTAGCGTTTTCACCCTCTAAAACCCCGGACAGCAACGATTGGCCGGAAGAGGATGGAAAAGAGTTCGACCTTTCGGAAATGCATCTTGACACGAAAGACGTCACGCTTGAATTCGGCTTCTTTTCGGAGTGGGGGTATAATGACTTCGTAGTCCTGTTGTCTGATATGGGCTACCATGATTTCAACTTTCCGCAGTTGGGACGTACATTTAGATTGAGGTTATCCTCGCAGAACAGTTTTGAGATGTATAGTAACACCGAACGTTCCAAGTTTACTTTTGTTAATGACTTTCCGCGTCCGTATGGTTATGTTTATCAAGAACCAGTGAATAGCATTCCGCTACCGAAAGGCTACGAGCTAGATAATATGGACTTGTCCGCTTATGGTGTGCTCGTTCTCAAAGGCAGTAATGCGGAGATATTCAAAACCCCGGTTGTGAAGAAGAACTTCTTGCGGAACTTCAAGTCTCGGGATGGCGCTGTCTACGACGGTGAATACGTGAAGTTCCAGACGAAAGATGTGAACCTTAAATGTTTAATGCGTGCACCGGACTTCGATACGTTTTGGCGGAACCGTGACGCTCTTTTGTATGACCTCACTAGGCTATCCACCAAGACCGATGCCGAAGGATACGAGTATAAAGACGCGGAGCGCATGTTTTATGTTGACGAATGGAATGAAAACTATCCATGTTATTACAAAAGCTGCAAAACTGACAGCTTTAATCCTATTGATGGTATATGGTGGGCGTTTACTCTAACTCTTGTATTTACCAGCTTTCGACTTGGAAATACCGAATATTTGCTTGCTTCGGAAGCAGGGGAGCTTATAGTAACCGAAGATGAAAAATATTTTATTGATTTAGGAGATTAGAATATGATTACTTTACATAACGGCAATGAAACAATCGAGCTTCTGACGGATGATAATAGTTATTCCTATGAAGCTGTAATGGGCGAAGATGCACTTACACTGTATTTCTCTTATCCGGGCTATCTGAATGTCCCTGTAGGTTCATGGTGTGAGTTCTACGGCAAGCGTTATTCCTTGAAGAAAGACAGCAATTTCAAGAAGAACGGAGAAAGGAACTACGACTATACGCTTATCCTTGAAACCTCGAAAGCCGATACGGAACTTTGGAAGATACGCAATACGGTAGACAACCGTATCAAGTTCCCTTATACCGCCAAACCTAAAGAACACCTCAAACTAATTGTCGATAATCTGAACAGGCGTTCTTCGGGCTGGGTAATCGGTGACTGTATAGATGGTACGGAAAAGCTGATTAACTACAACCATACCTATTGCTTGGACGGTTTAAGCCAACTGGCAGAAATTTATGAAACAGAATATCAGATTACGGAAGCTGTTATAGAGGGTGTGCATACAAAGACTGTACACCTAAAGAAAGTCGAATACAACAAGGATAATCCCCTTACTCTTTCTTATGGTAAAGGACATGGCTTTAAAACTGGTGTAGGACGGGAAAGCGGTGACATTCCGCCTGAAATTATCCTTGTAGAAACGACTGATAGAAACATAGATTATTCAAAATACGGTGCGAAAGAATTGCTGATGCCCAAATCACAGACCATTCGTTATGACGGTACGCACTTCGATGGAGAGGACGGTTTCAACGCTGCTATCTCCCGAACTTATAAGACTGACGAATACGGTACGGCCGTTATGCGTGCCGACCATGAGCTAACCACTGCCAAAGAGGATAGCCTGGATTGCACAGAGATTTACCCGTCACGCGTGGGAAAGGTTAGTGAGGTTAGAACAGTAGATACGAAGAAGCATTTCTATGATTTTTACGATAATGATATTCCCGATAACCTCAATTTTAAGGATTGTCTTATCGAGGGTGAGAAGATGACTGTTATCTTTCAGTCCGGCATGCTTTCCGGTAAAGAATTTGAAGTGAGGTACACCCATGTAGGGCGTAAATTCGAGATAATCCCGCAGGAGATAGACGGTATCACCATGCCGGACGGTGGCGTATGGATGCCGGAAGTTGGCGACAAATACGCAGTGTTCGGTATCCAGTTGCCCGAAGCCTATATCAGTGACAATGCTACAAGAACGGGCGCATCATGGGATGTGTTCCGGGAAGCCGTCAAGTATCTCTACGAACATGAAAACAAGATGTTCACTTTTACTGGTACATTGGATGGCATTTGGGCAAAGAAACGTTGGTTACAGGTTGGCGGTAAAATCGTATTGGGTGGTTTCGTGAACTTTACGGACAATCAGTTCCATCCCGAAGGCTCTCTTATCCGTATGGTAGGTATCAAACGGTTTGTAAATAACCCGTACAGCCCCGAAATAGAACTGTCCAACACTCCGGTAGGTACATCCGTTGCCAGTGAACTTAATAAGATAGAAACGAACGAGGTGCAGGTTGAGGAGAACCACAAGAAGGCACTTCAATTCACCAAGCGTTACTATCGTGATGCAAAGGAGACAATGGAAATGATTGCCGACAGCCTGCTAAACTTTTCCGGTGCAATCAACCCGATAACGGTTGCCACGATGCAGATGCTCGTTGGTGATGAAAGCCTCCAGTTCCGTTTCGTGAACTCCAAGACCGACCCGGTGGTAGTCAACCATGATATTAGTTATAATCCGAGTACAAAGGTTCTGAACGTTCCGGCAGGTATCATCCAGCACATGACATTAGGGATTAAGACCTTATCCAATGCTCATGCAGCCGGTGATTACAAGTATTGGGATATGGCGGAATACAATTCCCCCTCACTTGTCAATCCGGAAAAGAAATTCTATTTATATGCCAAGTGTAGTAAGGATAACCAATCAGGGATATTCCTTTTGAGTGAAACTGCTATTGCGTTGGAACAGATAGACGGATATTATCATCTGCTTGTCGGTATCCTTAACAGTGAGAATAACGAGGAGAGAAGCTTTGCCACTTTGTACGGATTTACGGAGATATTGCCCGGACGAATAACTACGGATAAGATAGTTTCTTCTGATGGTAAGACTTATTTTGATTTGGTAACGAATGAGATAGCCGGACGTATCAGGTTTTTGAATGGTCTTATTTCCGGTTTGGTCGGTATCGGTAATGACGATGGTATTAATGCCGGTATGTCCGGTGAGGGAAATTCCGGTTCTGATGTACGTATATGGGCTGGAGCCAATGAAACAAATAGGGGAAAAGCTCCTTTCAGGGTACTTCATGACGGTAAATTAATAGGTACTGATGTGGATTTATCAGGTATTATCCATCTCAATGCCGAATATCTTAAAATATCTAATGGTATTGATATTGATAGCGGAAGCCTTATTACAAAAAGCGCTCATTTAGTGTTGCCGGAAATTGAAGGTGATTATTCACGTGTAATTCGTTGGGTGGTACCCTTGTTTACAAGGGTTATTATACAAATACGGCTAGAAACAGCTAATTCCAGCGTGCTTATAGCTCCTAACGGTGATGCGTTGAATCCGGTTTCATCGCTTTCAATTAATGTAGGAATGGATTCCGGGGAAATAGTTGGCTTTAAAAAGAATGGTTATACTTATTGGAGTGTATTCAAACATATGCATGAGGAGTTGTAAACCTGCAAATAACAAACCTTTTACCAATTGTTCGTTATCTGCGATGTAAAAAAATGGCAAGTCTGTTTCTCTGAACTAATTTTGTGAAAAACAGAGAAATGGGTATGTTATTTAGAAAATTATCAATGTGGTTGCATAAACTGTGTGAAGATGCACGGAGCTTTGATAATAGACTTTTAAGAATAGTAGCATAGAATACACAAGCCTTTGAGCTAACGTACCCATACGTTGTGCTCAAGGCTTTTTTATTGATATAACATTATGCCGTTAATAAAGAAGAAAATATCAGAGTTGCCTCTTGCCGATAGCCTAAAGGGATTATATACCATTGGTTACAAAATCATAGATGGTATCAAGACCAGTGTAAAGGTTAGCTTGGAAGATATTCAGACCGCTTATCAGGATGTCGTTAATGCAATTAAAAAATCCGAGGAAGCGACCAGTAACGCAAATAATGCTGCTGTAACCGCCGAAGAAAAAGCCACCGCCGCTAATACAGCCGCCCTAAATGCCGAAAAGGTTGCCAACAATCCGACATACATCGGCAAAGACCACTATGTCTATGTGTATAACAAGGATACGGAAAGCTTCGACAGGACGGATATTTATTGCAAGGGTGAACCGGGAAGCTCTTTCCGTGTAGCCGGCGAATACGCCACCCTTGAAGCCTTGAAATCTGCCGTTCCCGATGGTTCGGCAGTTGACGGGTTCATGGCTGTAGGTACGGAAGCCCCTTATGATTACTACGCATGGGTGAACGGTGAATGGGTAAGCCAGGGGAAGATAGGCGGTATAGATGAAGCGCCAACTGATGGCAAGGCATACGGTCGTAAGAATGGGGATTGGGCGGAAGTTCCTGCAAAATCTGACGTTCTTACCAAGACCAACAGTGAAAGTTTCACCCCAACCTCGGACTATCAGCCTGCAACGAAGAAGTATGTGGATGATAAACACATTTTGCTTACGATTACAAATGAAGCTCACCAACAGTTAATTTCAAATCAAGAAGTTAAAGCAGGAGAAGCCGAATCAAAAATAAATCTTGTATTTGGAAGCATTGATAATTTTAAAAATATTATACAGAGATTATTAAGTGATAATATTTTATTCCTAAAAATTACAGAAAAAGAATTCTTTAAAGTAAGTACGAGTCACACATATTGCAATCCCGATAATGGAGCTTATGAACTTTCGTTTATTTATACTTATACTTCTATTGCCGATGCAAATAATATTAGCTTAGTTACAAAAAGAATTTTTATTGCATTGAATTCAATTGCTACAAATTTTTTCGTAGTAAAAGATATACTCGTTTCCGACAACCTCACCACCCTCACCAAGAAAACCGCTGCCGAGTACGAGGCTATTGGCTCTAAGGATGACAATACAGCATATTGTGTAACCGATTAAAACAACAATTATGAGTAACGAAAACAGTAATCTTAGAGTTGGCTCGGCTGGAACTGGGCTGTTTGTGGGTAGTAGTCAAATCATGGCTGGGGGAGTAGCAAATTTACTAAAGGAGATTACCATTGCACCGGATTTTAATGCATCCAATACAACAAGCGTATTAGTTGCTAACCTTAGCAGCAAAGAGTTGACTTTAACAAGGAATGATGATGTTACTATCATTCCCAAACAGCACATCCAGTGGTATTCATACAGCGGAAACACGCATGTAAAATTACAGTCCAATGAGGATATTTATATTTTAACAATACTTCATATGGGAGAGACAACAAGCTATGATAAAAAAATAGGAACTAATCTTATTGACATAAATATGCCTATGAATATAGGATTTTATCCAGCCTTTATAATATTTGACAAAATATGATGAAACTAATCTTTTTTAACAGCCGGCTCGCCAAACTGATACTCTTTGGCGGCTACACAACAATCATGCTCTTCGGCTTCATCCTTACGAAGCTGAAAGAGTTGTCCGAAACAATCATACGCCATGAACGGACACATCAGAAACAGTTCTTCGAGTGTATGGAGATAGCGGCTATCCCGTCCGTATTATTATCACTCTATGTCAGTGCGTGGTGGTTGCTCCTTATCCCGCTATTCTACTACATTCTTTATTTGGCAGAATGGTTTGTAAGCTTCGTGTACCATCTGTTTACAGACAACAAGATTGGGGACGGAGAGGTCAATAAAAACGCTTACCGTGCAAGCGCATTTGAAATGGAAGCCAAACTCAACCAGGATAATCCGAATTACTTGAAAGAACGCAAATGGGGCGCATGGTTCAGATACTACGGCAAGATATGAAAATCCCGTCCTACTCTCACGAGCAAAACGGAATGACAGTAGTTCGCTTATTTGATAAGAGACACAAAGATATGAATAATTGACAAATAACGATAAGATGAAGAATAACATTATTACCCAAAGCATACCGGGTGGTTTCTCGGTAATAGCAAGCAGTTTTATTGCACAGTCATTGGAACACATGATACCGTGGCTGATAGTAACATTTTCAGTCGTTGTATGCGATTTGATGTTCGGGATAAGGAAATGCCTGCTATTGGGTGAAGAATTTCGGTTTTCAAGTGCTGTGCGCCGTACTATGGGTAAAATGGTGACATACTTTGCCTTTGTTTGTATGGTGGTGATGATAAACATTGCTTCCGGCAATAAATGGAATATTGATGTGTATTCATGCTTGTTTGTCTGCTTCATAGAGTTCTGCTCTATCATAAGCAATATCTTGAAACCAAAGGGATATAATTTCAACTTACTGAAAGCGTTGGGATTGTTCGGAAAGAAAGTGCTCGATGTCGAGAAAGAAGATATGAGTGAAATAATAACTAAAGATAAGGAGTAACAAAATGAAAAAGAAATTGATTATCGCAGCGATTGTTATCGCTATCATCGTGGGAGTTATGCTGTACATGCACTACACACCGTTTTGGGTGAACCTGACTACTGTTGTATCATTCGGTGTCGGTGTTGTTGCCGGATGGGTGGTTCGTTTAGTTTATGACAAATATTTTAGAAAGGAGGAATAACATGAGATACTTTACAATTGCAGAACTGGTTAAAAGCGAAACGGCTGATAAGAAAGCTATAGACAACAGATTGCCGCAAGAACTGCTTCCCAATGCACAAGCGTTGGTTGACAATGTCCTCGACCCGTTAAGAGAGGCTTACGGAAAACCTATCACAGTGACAAGCGGATACCGTTGCCCCGCTCTTAATAAAGCTGTAGGCGGCTCTAAAACGAGCGACCACATGAACATGTGTGCTGCCGATATTGTCGGTACGCCAAATACTCCGAAAGAGAACAAAAGGCTGTTTAATCTTATACAAGAATTGAAGCTTCCCTTTGACCAGGTTATTGATGAGAAAAACTTCTCATGGGTACACGTCAGCCACCGAAGAGAAGGAAACAGAAACCAGGTATTGAAACTCTAAAAAGTAAACATCATGGCAGCAGAAGTTTTATCATTTCAACAAGAAGAAGGCAAAACAGCGTATTACGCAACGTTTGTCAGTGACGGTAATCCCGTTACCATACAGATAAAGAACAAGGGCGGAATGGTGACTGTATTTGCCAATATCGAGGGCATGAATCCTATCCCGCTTTCCCCAAATGCCAATCAAGCCTTAGGTCCTTCCAATGTGATATTTCGTCTTATTGGCATAGCGGCAGGTATGGAAATTACAATAAGAAGTGCTACGAAAGTGTCAGAAGCGAAAATGATTAAAGAGGGATAGCCTTATGAAACCAATCACTATCCCTTACATCAGCATTCCTATAATCGGCATTCCCGTAATCAGCATACTCACCATAGGGTTTCCCGGTGCTGGCGGAAATAAGCCGCATCCATTTCCTGACGAAGGGTATTTATTATTAGTCAATGACGCTCCATTGTTGTTGACTAATGAAGAGCCGATATTGCTTACAAGTAAAAATAAATAGTAGTATGGAAGAGAAAACAGAAAAAGGACAACAAATTGGACAACTCCCCAAAAGAGACGTTTTGACGGGTAATGAGCAGTTTCCATTTCAAGAAGACAGAGAAAATGGTTCTATCACCCCTAACGTCCTAAAGAGTTTCATTAGTTCCGGAAAAGGTGGATATATGAGCTATATAACCGAGTATAATGTTTCCATTCATCATCCTTCATCTGGAATTGATAGTGGCAATAAATATACATTAGAAGGTGCTATTGTTCAAGTTCCGGAAGATATAAGAATGGTTGGGCTAAAGGTGTCATTCTTGAACAATAGCGGACTTGTGGAGACGTGGGAATTTGCAGGTGGAGTATTTGAAAATATCGAGAACTGGAAATCAAATGAAGATAAATTGACCGATATTCGAGATGAAGCCATCGACAAAATAAAGGATGCGGAAAGTGATGCAATTTCAAATTTCAGTTCCCAGCGTGTTACTCCTGATATGCTGTCCGAATCAACTAAGCAGTTTATTAACGCAAGTGGTGGCGGTACAATAAACAATCTTGCGGATGACGAAGACCTTGTGTCTGTAGACAAAGGGGAAAGTTTAAGTGTTTTAAAATTTGCCGACCGTGCTTATAATCCTGACAGATTCAGCGGCAAGGGGTATAAAATATTGCGTAGGAATATTATAGACGGTAAAAATATACTTACGCAGGAAATGATAAATCAGCCTGATACTATATATGAAATCAGGTATGATTTTGATTTGGATGGCGCAGAAATAAGCATTCCTGAAGGGTGTATTCTAAAATTTAATGGGGGGCGTTTTTTAAATGCGTTGAATATCAGAGGGGATGTAGAAAACAAATACTTAATGCCGGAATGGTTTGGCGCGTCCAACGACGGTAAAACAGACAGCTCTGATGCATTTAATGCAATCGTGCGGATATGTCGCAGTATAAGATGTTCCAATAAGAAGACTTATCTGTTTACCAAAGACATAGATGCAAAGATTTTGAATGAATTGTCGATTGACATGAATATGTCTTCTTTCATAGATTTCCATATTGTCATAAACATGAATGATGGAATAAATGATTGGAGATCGGCATACTCTTCTATCGGGCTTTCAATCAAAGAAGGATTTATCATGTCTAAAGGCAGCGATACGAAATACCGTAATTGGCAAATTCCTGTCATAATCAGTGGGGTTCCTGTACATTTGGATAATATGAATATAAGGCGGGTTCCTTATATACTGGCATTGGCTGATAGATATATTGATGTCATGCGTTGGCATAATGTCATTTATTATTCATGGGAGGACACCTATTCAGATGTAACATACCGGCTTGATGCTATAAATGTGGTGTTAAGGGATGGTACTATATCCAAAATGAATGAGGGACAAGAGTTAGCGGGAGATGCTTGGATATTTAATTCGGTAAATGAATTCAGAGGGTATAACGAAAAAAGGACTTTTGATTATAAGTTAGGTACATTCAGAGGAGGACTGTATACTAACTTCATTAATTGCATACAAAGCAATATAACATTAACTCAAAAAATCAAAGCTAATTTTACCGGCTGTCACTGGGAAATCAGCGGAGTTACAATTGAAGGTAGTGGAGGTCTCATTCAAGCCAACTTTATAGGCTGCTATTTTTATATGAATAGCAGGATATTAAGTGAAAATCAAGGCGTAACATATATTGGTTGTTATTTTAGAGGGCTATGGGATAAAGCCGGAGATATGACAATGCCTGAATTTTTGAACAATACTGATATTGTGGATATGAATTGCGTGTTTCTCAACTGTAGAATAGGGGGGACATTGGTTGATACAAATCGGTACAAAGCCTGTTATTATAATTATAAGAGAACGACTTCATTAGGAATGCGCCAGTATGTTATGGACGCTTTTAACAAAGGAAATATTGAATTAAGGGATACCGGTAACATTATTAATAACCGGGAGAATGGAAATTATAAATATACAATATATCTGTTGTGTGGAGAAAATATACCTATTGCCAAACGTGTGTTTAATATGGATATTACTGATAGTGATAAAGGGAAAACGCCATATTTCTATATAAACCCGGGTAAGAACTATGGGTTTGAGGTATACAGAGAGTCACCTAACGGGAAAAAAGAAGTTGTTGTTGGATTCAGTTCGGTTAATGACGTTGAAACCTTATCGTTTCAGGATTTTTCAGACTGTGCATTAATCGGTGAACATGATTCTACCTGGTCAAGTATGAAGACATCGGTATTGCTGTGGAAACCAGTAAAGGACGACATACCGGACAAAACTTTATACCCGCATTTCTTTTACAATCAGGGAGTCTTGATGTCAACGAATGGGAATTTAAAAAGTCCTTTTTTTGATTTTTGCGCAATTCCATGTTTAAATGTAGGAGTTACTTCACAACGTCCTGGCAATGCAGATAATGGTTTTCAATTTTTTGATGTGACCCTGCGTAAACCTATATGGTGGAACGGTTCTTCATGGGTAGATGCCAGTGGAGTTTCGGTGTAATGTTTTCTAATTGTTTAATTATTTATGGTATGAAAAATAACATCTTAGGTGCGGTGGTATATCTATCCACCGCCATAGTATTCTGTGGCAGCACTGCACTGCTGATGCTCTTTATAAAGGAAAACAGCGACCGTTGCCACTACTATAACGGCAAGTGGAACAAAACAGACTTGCTGTGTGGAGCTGTCGCAATATGTGCAGGCGTGGTTGTTAATCATTATCTGTTGAAGTTATGAAGAAGTTAGTGTATATAGTTTTTCTTGTATTGACGGTGTATTCCTGTAGGACGAGAACTGTTTATATGCCGGTTGAGACAAAGGTTCTTGACAGTGTGGTTTTCCATGATACTACATTTCAAGAGAAGCTGATACCGTACAAGGACAGCGTATCTGTTGCCGATACAACGTCATTCCTTCGCAATCCGTATGCTTACAGCTATGCTTCATTTAGCAACGGGATATTGAACCATTCATTGGGCATTTATCCTCATGCTACGGTAACGGTCAAAATGCCGTATTTTATCGAAAAGATAAGAAGGATTGAAGTGCCCAAACCTTATCCGGTAGAGAGGGAACTGTCATGGTGGGAAAAATTTAAAATCAATTACGGTGGTGTCAGCATTTCGATAAATCTGACATGTGTTTTGTTCGTAATTGTTTGGCTCACCATAAAGATAAGAAAGAAATTAACGATGTAGAAGTTGGCTTGTAGCTGACGCTCTTTCGGGGCTTAGAGTATAAAGAAAGCCCCCAACGAAATCACGTTGATATTGCCACATAAAAACATGATAAAGCATAAGACCCTTTCCGTTGGAGGCTTTAATATCTTCAACACGGTATCTTATGCTTTGTTCGTATATAATCAAATATTTTATGTGGCAGGGCAAAGATAAATATAAAATTCAGAAAAACTATGTGTAAGTCAGAAATCTTTGCCGAAACAATCAATCTAGTGGCGCAGGAGACCGAAATACCCGCCAGCCGAATACTATCTTCGGATAAGGATACGGAAACCGTAGACGCCCGCTATTTGCTTGTACAGTTACTTGTCGAAAGGGGAATGTATCCTTCACAGATAGCTCCTAAAATCCACAAGACCAAACGTGCGATAAACTACATGATTTCCAATTTTCAAGAACGTATGGAAGGCGGGAAAATGTTGAGAATATATTGGGAAAACATTAGGAAAGCGTTGGGAAACAACTGATTTCATGGCAGATTGCGTATTTATACTTTTGTGATGCGGTTGATTTTGACCGTAATACAAAATATAAATCTCTATGGAAAGAACGTATGTCTTCAACCAAGACGGGAACAACGGAAATGGTGGCGGAAGCAAATTCGACATCATGGCTATGTTGCCCAACTTGATGGGAAGCAAGGGTGTAGACCCCGGACTTCTCGCTTTACTGAACCAGGGACGTGGCAGCCAAGACCAATGGGGCGGCTCGTGGTGGTTCATCTGGATTATCCTTTTGTGGTTCTGTTGGGGCGGCAACGGCTTTGGCAACCGCTTTGGCAATGGTGGAGGTCTGCCTGCCGAGCTTAACGGTGATGTCGGTCGTGAATACCTGATGTCAGCCATTCAGGGCAATGGCAATGCCATCAACCAGCTTGCTTCTTCTTTGAACTGCTCTACCCAACAGTTACAGAGCGCCCTGTGCAACATCCAGGGACTTATCGCCAATGTGGGCAATCAGGTGGGCATGTCAAGCCAGCAAATCATCAACGCATTCCAGTCCGGAAATCAGGCTGTTCTTACTCAGATTGCAGATTGTTGCTGCAAGACTCAGAACGCCATTACCACAATGGGCTATGAGAACCAGCTTGCGATGTGCAATCAGACTAACGCGCTTGTCAACACAGCCAATCAGAATGCCCTTTCATTGCGTGACGGTGCGACTGCCAATACCAATGCTATCCTTGCGAAGTTGGACGCCATGCAGAACCAGGCATTGCAGGACAAGATTGCGGCTCTTACAGCAGAAAAAGCCACTTTGACTGCTGAAATCTCCCAACGTAACCAGAATGCTACTATCCTGAGTTCAGTAGGACAACAGATTGCTCCTTTGGCAGCAGGCTTGCAGGCATTGCGGTCCGATGTCGATGGAATAAAATGCAAGATGCCTAACACCGTTCCGGTTGTTTACCCTAATATTCAAGCCATCAACACAGACTGTTTCCGTGCTGCGGCTTTCGGTGCTTACGCCGGTGATGCAATGTATGGACGTGGCGGTTGTGGTTGTAACAACTACTGGGGTTAATTCCGGTAAGAAAGGGGGTAATTATGTGGCCTAACTTTTTTACAGGATTTCCTTTTTTGTTCCCTACTATTGGAAGGGCTAATTTCAATACCCTTCCTACGGTAGCCGTAACGGTCGGCACGGAGAACGTAACTTTGGAACTTCCTAACCATGCGTTTCGTAACAGAAGCTATGTAGGCGGTTTCTATGTCAGTCTCCGCCAGGCAATACCAGCCGGCACGACTGCTACACTCCCGATACTGATAGGGACTAACGGGGATACAAGACCGTTACTGGCTTACAACAATGAGCCGGTGACTGTCGGCAACCTTGCCGGAACGGGTATCTACGAAATTCACTATAACAAGTACACCAACGAACTGTTCCTTGTTAACGGTGGGTATCGTCCGACAACCGCATCGACACCGACTCCGACAGCAGAAGCAACCGCTCAAAAGAGCAAGTAGTTAACATGGGGCTTTGTGGTTATTTCCAAAATGGGAATAGCCACACCCCTTTAAAATCAAACCAATATGTTTCAATCACTTCGTACCAATAACCAGTTGTATATACTTCATAAGGATGCTAATCCGTTTATCGAATACGGTCCGGTAGTCAGCGTTTCCGCTCCCAAGCCGAAATATCCTATGGCATCCCCTATGGGACAGTTACCCCAAATGGAAATGGTTGTGGATGTCGTTGTCTGTATCAACGGGCAGAACACGACTTTCCAAAATCTACCTGCCGGCATGGATATAGCCGACTTCGGACAGAACGGCAATATCGTAGTGTCATGCTCTCGTGATGCGATGAACAACGAGGTCGCTTCTATGAAGCAGAAAAGCATAGACATTATCAATAGCATGGACTTCCACAATTCCGTCATTGCGGGATGTGACAAGATGCTGACGCTCTTGAACCCCGAATTTGCAGAGAAACAACGTCAGGAACAGGAAATATCCTCTCTGAAAGGGCAAATGGCGGAAATGAGCAAGAACATGTCCGACCTTATGGATTTGAACAAACGGCTTATGGAACAGCTCGGAGTTTCTGAAACATCTAAAACAAAGAAATAATATGGGAATGTGGGAAATATTGGAAGAAGGACGCGGAGAATATGACCGTGACTTCGGTATGAGAGGCGGTAATCCTATGGAAGAAGCCTATAGAGAGGGTTGCCGTTATGGTTACGAAAAAGCCATGCGTGAGATGCAGGGCGGTGAAATGGGCTATCGTAACAGCGGTGGTTCACGCGGTGGAAACTATAGCGGCGGCTCAGATATGGGCGAACGCCGTATGCCGGGTTACTTCCCGGAATATCCGGTTTACAGCGAACGCCGCGGTTCACAGCCTTACGGTGATGATATGGGCGAACGCAGACGCAGACGCGCCAACGGAGAGTTCATGTAATGGAGAGGGGATTATTCCCCTCTTTTGCCAATCACTTAAAATCAGGAAAATATGAAACAAAGATTAGATACATACGACAGAATACCGCCTGCAATGGCTGACTATCTCAGCCAGTACGGATGGCATTTCAGCAAGAAGATGTGCCTATGGGCTGTTTCCCGCATGAAGATGGAAAACAAATCTACGGGCAAGGAGGAAAAACTTGAACCAATCAGCAAAGAACAGGTAGAGGAACTTCTTAAAAAGTACAGTATAAACCTGGAGAAGGATGCAGGGTACGACAGCGTTTACGTGGCAAACATGGCGAAGAAAGGTTCTATCACTGACGAAGCCCATCTCGCATTGTTCATTAAGGATTACATAGATGATGTGGACGCTTACAATGGAATGCCTTTCACGCGGTTCTATGCCGACTGCATAGGCTCCGGCAATCCTATCATGTGGGAACAGATGATGTAGCCTATGATAATACAGGAATTTTACATACCGGATTATGATTGGGAAGTGCGTGTATATTATGCGGTGGACTGCTATTATACCGACCGTATCATCGCCGACCTTCAGCGGGTAGGATGCAGGGGGATGGATTTGGCGAATGCCTATAAGAACATGCGCTCCTGCAATCTGAATACGGGTATCACTTACTCCAATATCCGAAACAGGCAGACCGTAATGGTTATAGCCCTTACTTCTTCCCCGGCAGAGTTTCAAAACTCTTTCGACCATGAAAAGGGACATCTATGCCGGCATATCTCACGGGCGTTCGGCATCGACCCATACGGGGAAGAGGCGCAGTACCTTAGCGGATATGTGGGACAGAAGATGTTCCCGGTAGCGAAGAAATTTTTGTGTGAACATTGCAGACGTAGCTTATGTGGAAAATAGTACAAGCCATTTTATCAGGCAAATCACGGGAAGAAGTATATAACATGCTTTCTCCCGAACAGAAAGAGACACTGAACAGCCTTGCCATAGCAAATGGTATAAACCGCCAACAACGTAGAAAACTTGAACGTGATGCGAAAAAGGGATTACATAGATGAACTGCTTGAATTGGCGGACAATGTCCTTTACATGGACTATTGCCGCCTTTTCCGGGTTATCCAATGGAACGTTTAGAACGCTTTGAACGGGTTCTCCATTGGGTTATACCGCTTGCCGTTTTGGTGAGGGTATTAGCTTGGTGTCTCTAATTCTTTTGCTTTAACCGTATGATTTCTGCCCCACATTACTGCGTTATACAGCGAAGTGGCATACATCTTAACCTCTTCCTTGCTCTCAAGGAAATCAACCTTAGAGGCTGCTATCATAGCCTCTGTATAAATCTCTTTGTTTAAAATATTATTCTCTTTCATGTTATCTGCATTTAACTTTTGTAAGTCCATACTTAGCCAACCTTAGATATATCGTCCTTACACTTGTCTCTGATTATTCTGTCTGCTTTTCTCATTGGTTCAATATTTTAATAGCTCGCTCAACATCATCTTCCGACAATCCCAATAGAGTATCAGTCTTTACAAAGTGTTCAGCTTGTTCAAGAAGCATATCGCTATCATCATCCAGTATCACGTAATTAAAATCAGATCCAATCTCTTTATAGTTCCAATTTTTTCCATTTTCAGAGTGGATATGAGTGTCAATCCATTGTTTTATCTCAACTCCACGAGGAATGCTAAGATGAATACCTTGCATAATGTAGGCATACGCTCTTATAGTTACTCCTACAATTCTATCAGCGTATGGAAATGGAAACGGGACTGAATGTCTTATGGTTGTTAATTCCCTTTTTGTATCTTCTACCGTGTTTCTTCTCCAAGACGAAGAAATGACAATATTGGCATCTGTAGCATCTATAATCTTACCAAGTAAATCACACGCATCCTTATCAAGTGTATAATGTGACTTTTCCGTGGAAATTACTCCGTCTATATCAAGAAATATAATTTTCATGTTCAATGTATTATACTAAATTTATGATACCATTTATCTGCATAACTGAACCATCCTATAATGAATGATTTACCGAAGAGGGTTACTTTGTATAGTTTGCTCATATGCCTATTTCTTTTGCGTAGCGTTTCAATTCTCCAATGGAAAACAATCTCTCTTTCTCGTAAATCCCGGCTGCACTATGTTCAAGACTACATCCATTGGAATAATGCCACCCTTCGAGGAATATTACAGCATCACATTGGAGCAGGGCAGTAATATCCCTGCCTATATGCTCTTCGTAACTCGCGTCCGGATTTGAAGATACCTCTAAGGGAGATACAGCTTCAAAACCAAGTTGTTCTATCAACTCGGAAGCAGATTTGCATCTTTTCTCAACATCTTTTATGTCATACCCAGTGATAGGCAGACTGATATATACTTTCTTTTTACTCATAACATTATTTACTCTTCAATTTATCAAGAAACTCACTATCTCTCGAATAATCCGCACCGATAGCCTTTTTACTTTCAACAATCTGTTCCAAAAGGGCTATAGCTTCCTTTTTCACTTCTTCTACTTCATTATAACCGCAGGCTTTATCAACCAACCGCTCCATAGTCGATTTAGGCTTGGAAAGAGCCTCATTCAACTTTTCCAATCGCCAGTAGCAGTAATCAATTGTGGCGATTTGCTCTAATTTACTCATGGTTGTTTTATTTCAATAACTCAATGTTATCGTGTATGTTGCCAATAACAAGACAATCTTTATTACTAAATGCTTCTCCAAAGAAGTGGAGATATAGCCAATCTTTTTTATCAAGCGCAAATCCGGCATAATGATTACTGTACATAACCTTGCATATATCTCCGTTGCATTCAACAATATCACCTTCGTATATTTCTTCACCGTTCTTATCACATAAGCCGGTGAACTGACCAACAGTTTCAGCCCATACGTCATCGCACCGGCAGTCTTCCGGAGAATATATCTTTGCCTTGTCTGTGAGGATAAGTCCGTTTTCGTCCCTTCCGGCAGTATAGAAAAAAGAGAGAAATCCATATATCCATTTCCCCGTATCAGTGCTTTTTCCTCTGAATTTTATTTCACGTTTCATAATCAATATCTTTTCTCGTTTTTAATCAATCAGTTCAAATTCATAAACGAATACATAAGGATTGGATTCCCATGTACCTTTGCCGGAGACTTTATCTATCAGTTCTGCGAATGCGTCACGAGGATCATTGTAGTCGGGTATATCTGCGTAATGGAATGAATAAAAAGGAATATCCTTTTGTCCAGCATCCCATTTAAAAATTCCTTCCTTAAAGCAATCTTCATCGGAAATGTCTTGCAACCGTTCTATCTTGATGTCGGTAATGCGGATATGATGGGGCATGAGGTCAGCCTTTGTAAACATAGTATTACTCCATCCTGCTCCCATTTCTTCCATTGTAAGATATTCTTCACCTATTTTATATAGACATAATGTTTCTTGGGCTTCGTTCCTTTTTTCTACTACATCTTTGTATCTCTGTGCAACGGCAACGACTTCACCTACTTTGTATTTTGGCAATATCTCGCCCATATCAAACTCTCTTTCATCTGCATCATACATATAAGGCCAACCAACAATCTTTTTATCAGAATGGCGTCTGTGTATATTGAATCCGGCAACCCATTCTCCTTTAAAAGTTCTTGGACATTTGATTATTCTTCTCGTCATAGTCTTCCGACCATCCAATACAGCCTGGGTTAGACTGTATTTATCATTGAACATTATCTTCTTCATTGTATCTTTTTTTTAACTCTTTCAAAACAATCTCCATACCTTCATCCAGTCCTTTCTTGTAGCCTGATATATGCTCACCTATGTTGTAAACCAAGCATCCTGCAACGATAAGAATAACTCCTACAGTCCTATGCCAATAGAGAAAGGATACACTGAACGGTGAGAATGTCAGTCGGAAATGACCGATGAATAATGCTGATATGATGAATATCGCAAGAAAAAATATTAGGTTTGCTTTCATAATCAATCCTCCACTTTTTCAAAGTGCACATCTTGTTTATCTTGTCTCTTATAAGAAATGCAACGACAATCACTGCATTCCGGTTTACCATTAAAGACGCATCTATCACATTCGTATATAAAATCGCTATCTTTTTTCACGATAATTTTTTCTCCATTATATTCAAATACCTCTCCGATTTTTCTTTCTTGTTCCATAATCAAATCTCCTCTACTTTAAAAGATAATTTCTCAAGTTTCTCAATCTGCTTACGAAGAGAAGCGATTTTCCTAATCCTCATTTCTTCCGCCTTTTTCAACGCTTCGGATTTATCGGTGAATGCGTTTTCCCCTATACAGAAGTAAGAACATAAACCATCCATTACATATTCTCCATCTTCAAATCTACTTATAATAATATCTGCTTCTATCTCTTTAATACCTTCTGTTAAGGCATACTTTGTTATAAATACTTTTGCCATAGTTATAATCATTTATAAGGTTAAAGTGAATTAAGAGAGGCAGCGGACACGGGGCGAACCCAATATTTAAAGTCTTGATAAGTGCTGTAATAATAACCTCTGAGCCAATGAAGAGAAAAATTACGTTCATCTTCTTTTCTCGTAGAGCACCAATACCAGTCATCTTTCATTGGTTGTTTTCCGCAGATAGCTAAGGCTGCATTCAGCATAACCTTATGTTCGTACCCTAAGATACTCTCTTGTAGTGTAGGAATGTGCCAACTTAATCCACATAAATCCAATGCTATGACTTTCTCAGCAATTTCGCTTCCGGATGCAGCCAATGCTTTGGTATTGCCTATTCCATCAGTATCCTTCATACCTTCTTCTGCGGTTGGATATATCTTCCCTGTTTGCTCTTTCTTCCAATCAAGAAGAATATGGGTATCATTATCCATATCTTCCGGATAGAAGAATAAAGCATTGCCATCATGGACGATAGCTACACATTGTGCCTGTTCGTTTTCCTCATGCAGTCCCCAAAATTTAGGTTCTACAAAACTCTTGTTGGCGGTAAAGATGAATACACCATTACCTACATTTTCTTTTGTGTAAATTCCTTTGCTCATAATGGTTATATAAGTTTTAAAGTTTCTTGTATTCCGGCTTCCAGTGCTTCCTCGTAGGTATTCCACTGTCCACCATCATTAGGACCCTTTAATACCCCATCAGTTATATGAGTTCCATTATCAGCCTTGCATATATCATAGTCATATCCACATGCGTATTTAAAGATGGAAATGTGCAGGTTCTTGGTTTCACGCAGCCACTTTTGTGTAACGGATTGAGTAGGATGGGAACATACTTTTATTGGTAACTCGCTATTTGTTCTATTGGTACCATATTGTCTACTATCTTCAATATTAATAGCAATCATACATGGCTCATTAAAGCCTTTCTCTCTCAGCATCTTTGCTGTTTCTAATGTTACAAGTTCTTCGGTCATGGCTATTTACCTTCTATTATTATACACCCCAATAACACCCCTAAATATTTTATCCCAAGTTCGGAAACATAGTACACGATTTGTTTTTCAATCTCAAACTCTCGCTTTTCTGCATATCCGATAGATACCAATTCCTCCCAGTCCTTATCGGAGTTATTTACTACAAATCTATTACGATAAGCCTCATATCTATTTCTTTTTATTTTCTCACGGCTAAATCCGATAGCATGTTCCATTTTTTCTATTTGCCGGAGTGATAGTTTTATATCATTCATAATCTTTTATTTTAGGTATTTCTACACCATACATATCGGCTAACTTCTGGAATTGTTTTTTCACAAACGGAGCTTCTTCCAAAGCCTCTAATACTTCTGTTTTTAAATAGGTTCCCTCAACAAAAAACACAGTCTTACTGCCATAACGATTATCATCCGGACTTGCAGAGAAAGAAAGACACCCATACCCCTTGTACGTGAAAAAATTAAAGCCGGAAAAACCGAATAATTGAAAGTCTTCATCTATTTTGCTAAGGTCTTCTTTCTCTTGAGGAGAAAATCTTCCAGAAATAGCTTTAAAATGATGTCCGAGACAACCATCTGTCCCAAAATATGCTATTCTACACATAATTGTTCTTTCTTATCTTTAAAGTGTTCAATCAGTTCGTTTACGGTAGCCTTACGCCAATGAGGAAGTATGTTGTCAAAATCATCCGGACATGTATTTAAATCAAAGTCTCCAACTTTCCACTCTTTACCATCAGATTCTTTATAATCACTCGTACAGACAAACCATTGCATATAATTTGTATCATCCCTTAATGCAGCGATAGCCAAGAAAAGTTCCTCGTTGGTTCCGCAATCAATTCTTCCTTTCTTGGTGACAGTATCTACATCATATACCACTCCATATAAATTACCATAAGACGTTATGATAGCCTTTCCCTCTTCGATACTTTTATGACTTCCCTTGCCGTCATAATTATGTGCGTCTAAAGTTGTATCACCAGAATTAAGGATTTCATATCCCAACTCTTCCAGTTTCTTTCTAAGTTCCTGTGTGTTTTTGCGTATGAAGCACGGTGTTGTAAATCCCATAGTTATTCCTCCTTATCTATCTTAATATCTGTCACTTTGCCACGCTCAACAAATGCTTCGCAACCAATAACGGCACAAACAGCATTAAACTCATAACACACAGATAGCAGTGAACATCTTTTACAGTTAATTTTATATTGTACCGCTTCATGCAGCACTCCGTCTATTATTATTCCGTTCTTTATTTCCATCTGTTTCTTCTTTTTTTCTCAATTCTATCACAATCAATCCAAATAATCATAAGTATAGGAATGACTATTAATAATGACAAGCAAAGTATTACTACTTCAAGAAAATCGGTTACTTCCATATCATCAATCATTAGAAGTTACACCCAAACATAACACCTTGCTAGAAACGCCTATATCGTCAAATTCCAAAGTAAGATATTTCGTATCATAAGGATAAGGGTATCTGCAATGTTTCAATTCTTCCTCCGTTAATTTGCGTCTGATTCTCATCTCAATTTCGTAATCATCGGAAAGGTTCTCAATGATTTTCCTAAGTTGTCCTACATTCTTTATTTCCATGGTTATAACGTTAAGATTATATTGGTTTTTATATGCTCTATGGGGGAAGCTGCTAACGCAGATTTTTCCTCTTCTCTGCATATATAAAACATGTTGCTGACTTTTAAACCCGTTTCGGCTTCAAGTTTTTCCAAAATATGAGCTATCTCCATTTCGGCTTTCGCTTTCTTGTTTTTTGCTTCTTCTATATCCATGGTTATTTCCCTTTCAATTTCTTTATTAGTGCATCAGCCACCCTCAAAGAGCCTATTGCAATATCATCATAAGTTTCACTGTCATCGTTTATTCCTAAAGCAATACAATACCCTTGCATAGCGGATTTTGCCAATTCATATCTACGTTGTTCCCAATCAATATTATCAGACCTTTCTTGAAGTATTTCAACCTCATCAAAACTTAATTCAATAGGACTCCCGTAACTATCACACTTATCAAGTGTGACACGTGCGTAATCAGAAATATTGATAATTTCTCCAGTCTCTTTTATTCTCGCTTTCATTATTTACCCTCCTTTTCAACATATCCGTTTTCAATACACCAGCACAGCATCTCATAGGCTGAATTAATAAGTTCCTTACTCTCTGTCAGGTTTAATATAGAACGCGAATAAGGCTCCATATATAAACATGTTCCGCTATTTGCAAGTTTCTGTAAGGTTAGTACATGTGTGCCAATAAAGCAAGGCAGCTTGTCGAGAATGTCCTGCAAGGTAAACACTCCACAACTATTCCTATACGAATGGTCGTAACTACCTGTTTCAGCGTAATATAGATTAAAACATACATTGTACCAATGGTGCTTAATTGCTTTTTCAGCATCTTCCCATAACAATGTAATTCCATCGTCGTCCGTAGCAATTAATACCATACTCGCATCGCTTGTATCCAGCCCAAGCTCCTGCAAATGTTTCATCTGTTCGACTGATAATACTTGTTTTGATTTCATAGTTTAGTCCTCCGTTTCTGTTTCAAAAGTGTTGTATTCAATATCGGCATTACTAACGCATTTGGGCATGTTCTTATCCCGTTCTTCCTTACTCAAATAAAGAAATATATCTTCGTCTGGATTGGAAGAATAACTATTCCCGTTCCAGACTGTTCTAATTATTCCATATATCTTCATATTCAATCTCTTTTCTCCTTTAACGCATAAGAAACAACACAGCAGCTACAGCCCAACCGGACAAAGCCATCATATAAAATATGAATTTTGTATAACCAATCCATTTAGCTTCTCGATTGAATTTATTTATTGCTCCTTTTAAGTCTCCGAACCGTTCTTCAATGTTCCACATCACATTTTCTTTGACAATTTTCCTGAATCTCTCCCGTACATTCTCTGGAATGTAGAATCTGTCATCTTTATAGAAGAAATATGTAGAACAATCAATACGACAGTAGTCATTATAGTCCTTTTCAGTATCTATATTGATTGTTATTTCTGCCACGCCCTTTTCTTTCCATAGGTCAATGGCGCGTTTTTCAATTTCTTTCTCATTGAGCTTGGCAAGGTCCGCAAGCTTGCTATACTCATATTCGTCTAACTGTACAATCTTTCTCATATTTAATCTCCTTTCTCCTTAATCCGTTCCAGTACATCCTTGTTGGCTTCGAGTATCCCCTCGAAAGAGGGGATGGGAAACCATGCAACAACATCATCTATCACTTCATCATAATAGCCGCCATTACTTTTCATCCATTTGTTTTCAGATGAAAAATACGCTTTGAATATATCACCATTCATAACCATTACAATACAGTCGCCAGATGTGTCACAACCAGCCTTGTCCTCAACGCTTATCCACGGAGATTGCTTTGCCTGCCAGTCTGCACCTTTTATAAAATATTTTTTCGCCAATGCTGGCAATCCTCCCCAATCTGGCATCTTATTGTAAGCCATGCTTTGGGCTGCTTCTTCTACTGTCTGTTTCATATCACTGTTAGTTATACGTTAATCTTTAAAAGCCAATTCTCCATTCATAAGTAATGGCAGCATTGAATCTTTAAGTTCGGAAAGAAGCCTATTCTCTTCATTATTTAGGTAATAAATATGCTGCTTATACATATTCATAAAGAAAGGCATGATGCTTGACAATATTTCCTTATCAGTATTCTCAATACAAAATACTTTACTATTGGAAGATTGAATATACTTATTCTCAATAATTTTCTCTTTTACTTCGTAATTCTTGAATGATGCAAAACTTTCATTCATAGCTTTCACTACTTCATTGGATGATTCGCAATCTTTTATAATTTCTGTAAGTCCAAGACGTTCAGCCCATACCTTATTAACTGTCACCTTAATAACATTACGTTCTCTGATGACACGGTTAATATCTGATATTATAGCGTTGAAGTCTCGATGAATAGTTCCTTTTAATTCTATCGGCAGATATGAGCCAATAGTAAGATTGTATCCCTTTTGCTCCAGTTCTTCGATTGAAAGCCTTTTAGAGAATGAATCCTGTTCTTTTACTGTAAGTTCGCATATAGCAGCAATCTGTTCATCTGAAAAAGTATTAAATTCCTTTTTATAGATGCGGTTGTAATGAGAAGCGCCACCTTCTCCACGTTGTTCTCTTACTTCAACAGATTTCATTCCCTCCGCATTAATCAGCATCACATCTTTACTCGTTTTCTTCTTATCAAACAAAAGTATGCAAGTCGCTACAGAGGTAGACTCAAACATCTTTTCCGGCAAAGAAATAGCAGCTTGCAGCCATCCCTTCTCAATAAAGTATCTCCTGCACTCTTTCTCTTCTTTGCTTGTAAGCACACCTCTGGGAAGAATCAACGCACATCTTTCACTCCTTTGCAGGCAATGCGCCACGAAAGCAAAATTACAAGTGTATCTCTGAGGTAAAGCTTTGATTATTTCTTCAGATACAGGAACTTTTAAATTAAATGGCGGGTTGGAAATGCCTACATCAGCTTTTAGAAATTCTGTTTCCGGAAACATCGGACGCTGTATAACTCCATATGCTGAACCTCTGATTACCTTATATGAACCGATAATATCACCAGTGAGAATATTTTTGTTTACCACTGTCGCATCAATATTACGAATACAAAGATTAAACAGAAGGATAGGCAATACATTCGTATCCAATTCTTCGCAAACAAACTTTAAATCCGGATTAGTGCACCACTTTTGAATAGTCAGAGAACCGGAACCAGCGCAACAATCGTACACAACTTTCTCGCATGGTGTATAGCTAAGAAAAGCAACCAGCTTAGAAAGAGATACAGGTGTATAATCCTGTTTCTTTTCCTTTCTGTCTGCGTGGTAGAACTGATATACCCTTTGCATCCAATCTACAGTCAAATCAGGGCATAGCTCTTTGTACTTCTCAAAATACAAAGTGGGATTCTGAGAAAACAAAGCAAACATAACCTTATCAGGCAGTGTAGTAATACTGCTACATCCGAAGATGTCACATATCTTTAATGTCAATTCTTTTAATTCCATATTTACTCTTTCATTTCTTTCTTTTTGATTTAATCTTGATTGGATTGTTTTTTGTTCCAGTACCGAACCATTCTAAGCGGAAACCGTGTATCCGGAGCCAATATTTAAAAACTGGAATATTTGTTTGTTTCATATTCTTCCGATTAAATTATTACCATGACATCACGCTTTCTGGCGAATATAGAATCCGTTATATAGTACGTGATGGCTTTCTCTTCCGCATCTCTCAATAATTCATGTTTAAGAATCTTATAGTAGGAGTTGGTATGTTCTGTATAGACCATGATTTCCCTTACCCGTTTCAAATCGTCTAAAAAGGATTGAGGGTTATGTTCCTTTATTTTCTTTATATTCATTTGTTTTCCTTCCTTTTATTCCGTTCCCGATTGTCTTCCGAAACACACATCTTGCACCATGATGTCTTTGTTCAGAACCACTCTTCATTCGCTCCAACCTCTACCGAAAGCCAGTCCATGAGGAGGGTTATAAGGTTATAAATAGGTTTCATCTCACTAAACTTTTATCGCGTTGGCAATATTATCCGCATCCGACAGCTTTCTTACCAGCACATCAAACGCTGCTGTGCACCGCTCTGTGTTCATATTGACCGTTTTCCCGATTTTCAAACAGTTGGAAGCAAGGTTCATCATCCTTGCCACATTTGAAAGCTTCAGGTATTCCAACGTAAACCCGTTGAACCGTGCGTCTTTCTTCCGAAGTTCTTTAATCCTTTCGTCAAACTGGATGCAGGCGTAATCACACAATGTTCTTGCAAGTTCGAACCTTGCAATCTCTGCGGAATGGGATATGCCGTTATCGTCGAGAACCTGCTTGAACTGCCAATACAGCATATCCACGTGCTTGTTCACTTCTTCCGTATACTTGTCGTTGCAGTCGGCGAAAAACTCGCTCCGGTCTGAACCGATAACGCTGTTTACAGTACGCTCGTATTCCTTTCTTGCCTTACCGGCATCATTCAAATACCGCTTGAATGCCTGTTTGTAATAAGGCGTTCTCTTCATCGCATGCAGACACTCGATAACCTGCCCGCAACAGATGTCGTTCGTGAGCAGTATGTTGTAGGTGCACAGAACTACAAGGCTCTCATATTTGCTGATTATCTGATTTGCCGTGTCGGTAGTCATTGCCTTGCCTGTTCTGCCTTGTTCATATTCTTGTTTCTGCTCTCTGTTGCAAGCTCATCAATCATGCGCTGATACTTCCTTGCCACCAACGGGCAACGTATGCGCATTGCATTGTCACGCTGCCATTCCAATTGTTCGATTTTCTTTTCAATCTCTATGTCCATAATTATTTACCGTTTGTTTCTTATTTGGATAAACCCTCGTTTTTCGCATTCCCTCAACAGTTCCATATCTTCATCCCTTATATCGCATGGCGTCTCATGATTAACACTCATGTAATCCGATATGCCAAACTTTTTGCATATATCATAGTAAAAGCGTCTTTGCCTGCCTCTTGTCGTCCAACATATTGTAAGTCTCATACTTTATTGTCAAATTTATGCTTTCGCCACTACTTACGTAAACTGATACTACATACACGATTTGCCGCTCGTTTCATGGCTTCTGCATCTCCACTTTCCACAAGCTTACGTTCACGTTCAAGATACTCGACATAGGGAATTCCGTTGCTACCGCGCTCTTCTATCTCCTTTTGGCGCTGTAGTCGGTATTGCTCACGTTCGTAACGCTCAATGTCAATGCGGCGCTCCTTGATATAGTCAAGCATAGCGCTTGTAATCTTCATCGGATCTATAGCTCCATAGAATCGCCCGTATTTCCCAGACTTAAACCGTGCAATGAAAAAGCATATCTCAGCTGCATTGATGTAATAATACTCAGAAATAAATATCTCTGCTAACTCATTAAGCTGCTCCTTAGCAATCTTGGTAGATACCTCTGCGAAGTCATTGAGTGTACCGAATTGAATTTTCAACCATTCCAAAGGGGTCTCATCTCCATAAGTCGAAGCCAATAGCCCTAATGTAGGTATGGAAAAATTCATGGCTAAATCGGAGTGAGTCGCCTTACACCTAACAATTTTGAACTGCAAATCTGGATTGTAATCAAGTATGAATTGTGCAGGGTCAGGATATTTATTCAATAACGCCCTCTGCTTCAAGTTCCTTTCTTTTTTTTGCGGCAGCTTCTCTGACTGTTGTAGCGACTGCAAGAACTGAATCACGTTTTCGCTGCTCGCTATCCTGTTGATTTTTACTAAGTCTTGTCCCATTATAGTTTCCTTCCAATATTTTAGTAAAGTTTGCCTGTTTGAAAATCCAATCAAAGTCACATTTCCAATTGCGGTCATTAGCTCCCAGCAGAAATGGGGATTGAAGAATGAGATTGAAAACAGTCCTCACTGACTCTTTTCCATATTGGGCTATCCGGGCTTTTACAGCCTTTTTTCTCACATCGGTCATTGATTTTATCTGCTGGAGTCTATCTTTGAATGTGGAATTATAGTATTCCATCAATCCGCTGTAATCAATCTTTTCAGAAAGAGAGGGCGAAGAAAGCTTGTCTTTCTTTGATACTCCGTCAGGAGTATTTTCTTTCTTTTGCTGGGAAGATATATCTATATACTCTCTTTCTTCTTCTTTCTTTGTATTTGTGCCCTCCGTGTGCCCTGATTTTTGCAAAAGTTCGGATTGCGGCAGATTGTTGTTCACAGACTGTGCCCCAAGTTGTGCCCTTAGCTGTGCCAATTCGGACTGTAATTCTTTGATTTTCTTTTCAATATCTGTGCCCTTGCTTGTGCCCTTACTTGTGCCCATTGGATTATATTCTTCATATTTACATAGGGTTATAAGGTTCATTCCCTGATTGCACTCAACAGTTATCATACCTTTTTTCTTAAGATGTACAAGAAAGGAACGCACTTTCTTTTCAGACCATTTCCAGCGTTGAGATAAAAATCTTATGGATGCAGGATATTGACCTCTTGAATAAGAGATTTCTCGACCTCCGATACTCTCCTTTCGGGGCGTTGCCTCAAATCGTGCAGACTGGATTAAGTCTAACCACGCTTCACAACTGCTAAAAGTACGGGCTTCATTCCACATTTCATTCGAGAAAAACCTGCGGCTTAGCCTCAAAAATCCTTCGTCCATAGTTTTAGAATCTCACGTTAGTTAATTGCCTTCCGTTAGAAAATACAGCCCACTTACCATTACCGCTATCAAACAACCGTAAGTCCGACACCTCTCCGAAACGTTTGATATTACCGCATAAATCCACAATCCATCCACATTCTTTGGAAGGATGCGGGCGGATGGCACGACCGACTATCTGATACCACATAGCAAGTGACATTGTAGGACGTGCCATAACGACTGTATCAAGTTCCGGATAGTCAAAGCCGGTGGTTAATACCCCGACATTCGCCACTACCGAAATTTCACCAGCCTTGAACGCTTCAAGTATCCTTTCGCGCTCACCTTTTGGGGTATCACCCGAAACGATTGCGGCTCCGGGTATAGACCAGGTGAGCCGCTCCGCTTCTTTCAGAAAACGGGTAAATACCAAAATACCTTTCCGTTTTCCTCCGGCTTTGGGATTCATCAGCCTTTGGACAATATGAACGAGATAGCCGTAAAAGTCTATCCGTTCATATTCTCTTTGAACTGACCTATCTGTATAGTCGGCACCAGTAGTATTTACTTTCAAGTTAAGTTCGTTCCATCCCGAAGGATTCATTGGATAGTAATTCAACTTCGCCAAATAGCCCATATCCAATAGGGTTGATACCTGTACATGATAAATGACCTCTGAAAAGACATGAGGCTTTGTCCGGGTGATAAATTTCAGCATAGAACCAAAGTCACGGCTGGAACTTAAACGATACGGTGTAGCTGTCAGCCCAAGAACCTTACACTTCACCGCATCAAAAAAATCTTTGTACATACCCTCTTTAGGGTTAACAAGGTGGCATTCGTCCACGATGATGTTCTTGAAGTGGGTGAACAGTTCGGGATGATTCTTCACACTGCCGATGGTGGCGAATGTTATCCGGCTTATCTCTTTTGAGTTGAAGGAAGCCGAATAGATGCTGCAATCAAGAATACCGTATGAGCAGAGTTTCTTGAAATTCTGTTCGAGTATTTCCTTCGAGGGCTGGAACACCAAGGTATGACCATCAAGCCTTGCGGCTATATCCGCTATGATAAGCGACTTTCCGCTGCCCGTAGGTAACACCATAATGGCATTTGTTTTCTTCGCCTTGTTATTGAAGAAAGAAACGGCAGCATCAGAGGCTTTCTGTTGGTAATCTCGTAATACATAACTCATAGCCCTTTCTCCTTTCGTAACTTCTTATTAAGTGCTTTGTAATACTTGATTAGCTGTTCGTACTCAAAATCAGTCATTTTGGAAGTGCTGGCAACTTTCACTTTCAGCAAGTCAAATTTCTGTTGCCCGATTTTGGCTATCAAATTCTCACGGTAGCCTTCAAGGTGGTCGGCACGGAAACGGTTGCAGTTGTGCATGGCATAGCCGTTAGCAATGAAAGTACGCGTATCCGTTTCCATCACGACAATCTCCTCTTTACCTATATATTTGATACTTTTCACTTTGGTATCATATTGAGATTTTAGTTTGCCAAGTTTTTCAATATCCACCTTTTCAATTTTATGCGGACGAACACGCATTAAAAATTGGAGCTTCTCTATGTTTGTACCTGTTATAAGAAATTGCCAAGATTGATACGTTTTTTTAAACGTGCCACGCCTATTTGAATCTTCCATCATCTGCCGACAAGTTTTATTATTTCCTGTGAACTTTTCAAGTAAGCGTTTTATTTCAGAGCAAATATCCATGTACTTCTCACATTGGGCTATACCGACACGAAAACCATAGCGTTTCGTCCCATCTGGATTAGAAATATTCTGTTGACAAATATGTCCGTCAGCATCAATCATTCCCGCAATCCATCCGCTTTCATAGGATTTTTCTTGTTGTATTACTTGAAATGGTTTACAGACAATGGTCGTAGTCCTATCTGTATGAGGTCCGGTCTTGTGCTTCCCATGAAGATTTACGCCATTAACCCACATTTCTTGTGTTTCAATCCATGTGTATGAAGTTCCTTGTCTTGCCCTTGCGAGCCATTTATGGTTAGCAGTTGTCTTCATTTTATCTCCATTCTCTAACTCTACCTCATACACATCTTGAATATCACGTTCTATGTGTGTAACCCTTCCAACCTTATATCTTCGTGAAGTTTTATAAATTACTTCTTCGTCAAAAGCAAATATTTCTTCACCAACACTAATTTCACCAAGCTGTTTCCATATAAAATCTTTCATTAAGACGAGAGAATCCGGTGTTAAACAGTGTCGACATTCGGCATGGCAATTATTCTCATCAAACCGTGTCGCCAAATGTGTACGACTGAAATAGTGTCCGCAGTCAGCTTGTCCGAATGGTTTTATCTGTCCGCACGAGATACATCTAAAATACCCGTTTGGCATTGCATCACGAAGCCGGATAAAAAGGGAAAACTCCTTGTCGAGCTTAGCTTTCAAATCCGGCTTCTTCTTTATTGTTATCCCTGCTTTATCAAACAGAGGTAAAGGCTTGTCTTTCTTCTTGGCCTTTGTTCGTTTTATGTAGTATGGCATTATTTAAATCCCCATTCTTTCATGTAGTCAATGTTTTCAGGAAATCCCTCTACTGATTTAGGACTAAGGAATATTTTCTCACTCTTCAATGGAGTGCCTCCCCAAACAGTAGCAGGGCATTCTTCATATTCTTCTTTAGAAACTTCACTTACATTAAAATGGGGTTGGAAGCCATATCCCATTACGCTTTCCCCTAAGTAAGTACCAAACTTCTTTAAAGCCCATTGAAATGCAATATCTTTATATAGGTAATGTTTAGAAAACACAGCCACATATATTTTATGAGAGAAATTTCCTGTTTCTGTTAAGTCAGGATTACATCTGATACAGAAATACTTAATACGTGAAAGTATTTCTTCAACAAACCTTTCATGCTTTTCGCAATCTTCTTTCGTTAAGAACTCTTTCCCGTCATTTGCAATGTAAATAGTCTTGGTAATTTCTTTTGTTTCCATGCTGTTTTTTATTAAAGCCCCGAAGCGTATTCTCCGGGGCACAACCATTATTTACTAACCCTTGCCATTTATGTGTGGCTCACATTTATGTGGAGATGGGGCGATTCGAACACCCAATTAAGGACTTATCCTTTTGCGCTACTTCTAAGGTTAATTACTCCTTATATCTCACGTACCGTACTTTCTACCATGTGCACCTCTCGAAAGTCAAAAGCACTCCACTGCGCACCCCCATTTTCGCCCGCCCCATCTTCACAGACCGGACAGGCAGGTTAACAAAGTTATTCCATATAAGCCATTGAAAACTCTTTCGGAATAAACCGCCCGACCGGAATAGGTTTGGCTGATTCAATAGCCGTGTGAATTTCTCTCTTTTTGAACTCATGTCCCTTTTCTTTGGCTTGTTTCTCACATTCTTCCTCTTTGTTTTTGAGATAGTGGGTAATAAGCATCATCGCTCTGTCAACGTTGAAGGTGTTCACGACAAAGGTTTGGACTCTTTCGTCTTCATTCTCCCCTTCCGTGAATGTGATTTTCGTCTCAATCTGATAGAATTTCTTTTCATTGGGCTTGGAATCTCCCTCTTCTTCATCTTCTTCCGTTACAGAATCGTTTAAAAGGAATGTATCTTTTAATTCTTCGAGGGTGGCATCATCTATCTTGCGTTCTTTCAAATTGTCAGTAAGAATCACGCAAGAATCGAATTCCTTGACCATTGTCAAGGTGAATCCGAACATATAGTTTAGTTCGATGTAATCTTTCAAGATACTACAAGAATTCTCCAATCCGGTGGCATACAGCAGGAACTTATGTTTCTTGTCCCCTATTTGTGCCTGTGCAAGATAGGGATATAAGAATTTGTTCTCGTTCTCGAATGCCAAGCGGTTCTGGTTGCTGACTTCCACTTCCTTGATGCCGTCAGCTTCCATACTGAAACGAATTTTCGCCAAAGTGTCTTGGTCTATCAGCGTGCCACGGTCAAAAAGAATTTCATTCCGTTCGATGGTTACTGTTTCACCTGTATCTTCATCAATGAAAGACTCCTCCCATGTTTTGAGGACACGTTTTGCAAGGTACATGTTGAGCATCTTTTTCGGGTCAGATGTCACATACCTGATTTCTGTTTTTCTTGTTTCTATCATAGAAATTCTTTATTGTACATTGTTTAACAAGTGCTTCTTGTAATTAGAGCGTACAAACGATTGTTCTTCGTCATTTAAAGAGTATGCCTTTACCATGAACTTCATTGCCATATCTTCGTTATTGTCGGACAACGGATAGTAATCAGTGGCAAACTTGCAAGAAAGCGTTTCAAGACGGTCGTATTTGTTGCGAACCTCACGAACACGTTCTGTTATCTCCTGTACTAATTCAGCCGATTCGGAAAGTTGCTTTTCGTATTCCTTTTTATCTTTCTCCGCTTGTTCTTTCATTACCTTGTTCTGTGCGGCAAAATTTGAAATCTTAGCATATAGTTCATTGGAGTAAGCCCAGCCTGAAAGAATATCAAAATCTGAGTTCCCGTTGAACTTGTATCGTTCACTCTTTTTAAGGTACTTGTATTCACTTCCAAGTCTATTCCAATCGTAATCAACTTTTCGTAAAGACTTTGCACTTTTCAGGATTCCCGCAACCTTAGTAGCTTCCTCAATGTCAGTAAAAGCAAAACCATCCAAAAGTGGGATAGAGAAATACTGTGTGTCGGCAGGTTCAATCTCGAACAATTCTGGAACTTTCGGTTTATCTAAAAGTTTAATGCCTTCCTCCATCATGCGGAGTTTTATCATTTTTTGGACATCTTCGTCCGACAAAGCGATTATTTCTTGCTCTGTCATTTCGCTAATATTCTTCATAATCTCAATATTTTAAATAAATTCTTTATTACGTTCAATTTCTTGTTGTGCGTAGATAAGCATCTGCTGTTCATTTGCGGCAGGTAAGTAAATGCCAGCTACTGATGCCGACCAATTTCGGAAACGGTCAATGCTTAAAGCCATTTCACCTGTTGTCAGCTCAGCAGAACTGCGCAAATAGGTTACTTCATTGCCTTTCTTGTTGACCGTCTTTCTCTCAAACAAATCACGGTTGCAAGTCCTCTTATAAAAATCAATTTTTGCTTCGTCGAGACTGCAACCGTACTCACTACCGAAATACCCTAAAAGAAGATGCAAGTAGCTGTTTTGGGCAAGCGTGCGGTTAGGTAGTTTCTTTTTCACTTCCACCACCGCACGTTCACTAAACAGCTTGTTTACATACTCCTTGAACTTGGGTATTTGATATTCATTCTTCAAGTCGAACAACATACGCTAAAAAGGCAAATCGTCCTTTACATTGCCATTAGCATCAACCGGAGGCGGAAAGTTCTGCGGCTGTTGCTGATAGGTCGACTGTGGCGCTGGCTGTTGTACCGATGTTGTTTGTTGGGATTGCGATACACCACCACGCGCATCTATTTTGTAGCACCGAATAGATGCCATACGTTTGAGTTCTCCGTCTTGATTCGTCCAAGAACGTCCTTGTAAAACAAATGATACAGTAACAACATCACCCTGATTAAAGCGGTCAAGTTCTGCACACTTATCGCCTGAAAACTCTAAGGGAATAATGTTCTCATACTCGCTACGCTCTCCCGTATAAGGGTCGTAAGTGGTAGCATCTAAAATGAACTCCCGTTTTGTAAACGAGGAACCACCGTTTTTGGATGGTATTTGAACAGTTTGTCCGATTTCGATTATCCGTCCGGTTATTTGGTTTGCCATTAATTTTCTCCTCCAAATATCTTTTTATCGGTTATAAGTTCTCTGTTTTCTTCCAAGAACCGGATAAACTCCTCACAATGATTAGTAAGAATAGGAATATCACGTTCAGGATTGAAAACGTATGTTTCTGTATAGGTATCTACCACATAACCGCCTTTGTTGAACTCTACAATGTTGTATTCAAACGTCCGCACATCCGAACCGTTCTTCATCAAAGCGTATGGATAAACCAAATGTTGGTGGTGGTCTTTGAACTTCCCTACGGTATAGCTTCCAGTTGTTTTGATGTCGTGAACACTGGTAGGCATCAGTTCGTCAATCAGACCATAAACCAATACACTACCGTATGCAGTAGGCAAGATGGCTTCTACTCTTTGTTGGGTTAATGCCCCTTTGTAGTAGTTGGCAAACTCGCGGCAAAGGTCAATGTGAAAAGTGAAAGTGCGATTGTTGTAAACAGCTTTTATTCCGTAAAGTGTTCCGTCATCGTGATATGCCTTGCTAATTTCCATTATAGAAGATTTACGGTTCTCAATCATACAATCAATGATTTCATTGAAAGCCGTGCCACGGTCTGCCGCTTCACTATCAAACGGTTTGCGGTTAATACGGTCTATCAGTTCTTGAAACTGCTTCTGCCGAAACTCTTCTTCCGTACATGGTGGATTCTCACTCCACCCATAATAACGCTCATATATGACATCGCTATTAAGGTAATTGAAGTAAGAATCCAATAATGTTGCATATATACGATAGTTAGGCTGCATCTGAGTAGATTTTAGTTTCCTTATTGAATATCAGTCCCAAGGCCTTTACCTTTGCAGCAAACAAACTTCTCGCCATCATCAAAGAACTACCAACGTGTTCAAACTCATTAATATGAGAGGCGAACTCATTAGCGGACTTAGCATCAGTTATAAATTCGATACTTTCTTTGATTTCCTCTATCACCTTGTTGTATTTGTCAATCTCGGCTTTCTTTACTTGCAGCATTGCAAGATAAGGATTAATCACTTGTGTGGTGATAAAATCATTCTTTGCAGTCGGATTACCGTTGGCATCCAAATTTGTGGGAACTTCCATCACACTTGGCAGGTTACAGGTGTTCTTTCCGTCATTTCTGTTGGTCGGGTCAAAAGTGATTGTACACTTAACTCTACCATTCTCGTTCTTGGCTTCCATGTAGCCCAATAAGTCAAGTTCGGTAACAATAGAGTTGTAGGACTTTTCACGCAAAGCCGGAATAAATACTGTATCGTCACCTTCTTTCCGTGTATCACGGTGGGCAACGAAGATGATGTTTTTGTTCAAATTGGATAAATTACGTACAAATCCGCTAAACTCTTGGTTAATGCCACCCCAATCTCTTATCTGAGGTTGCCTTGTGCCGCATTTGTAAGAAATGATATAATCCATCATCTTGCCGATGGTGTCTATTACTATTGTCTGATAACTGGACAAATCTTCTTGCAGAACCTGCTGGACGTCCGTCCACGATGTTATCTGTACAATATCAACTCCATCCAAGTGGGACATGTTCACACGCTTCACACCGTTATCGAAGTCCAGTAATAAAGGTTTGGGGGCACTCAAAGCGGTTGTTGTTTTTCTCATACCCGCTTGACCGTACACCATCATTTTGATAGTAGTCGGTATTACCAATTCGTTTGCTTTTTTAATAAGTGGCATAATATATAATTTTAAATTCAACAATTCCTTGATAAGCCTTGACTAAGGCAGATGTTGGTTCTTTCTTCTTCCAAGCTCTTTTCTGTATATCCCAATGAAATACGAGCGGAATATTGTTTCAGCCTTTTATTAGAGGCTTTTCTATCTTCGTTCAAGAGGTTTTCCTCTTTATTCTTTGAAGACTGTTTCACTTTATTTTCCATAAATAATTTTTTTAACCGCCCGTACAAGGTTAAAGGGAGGCGGTGCGCACTTCGCTTCTCTCACGGCTTTTAGTACGGTAATAGCACTACCTTTGATGCGGCATAGGTCAAACCTCTATAATCTCAAATTTCCCTTTTTTGATATATATCTTATGGCTATAGTAATCTTTGACTATTGCGTAATCAGATTCCGGTCTTATATTACCTGTACAATCTTCTACATAGGAGTTGTCGTAGGCTTTCACCGTTGCACTGCCGTAGGCTTCCACCGTTGCACTGCCGTAGGCTTCCACCGTTGCACTGCC